ATACAGAACCATCGTTGTACATTTCAACGCAAGGAACCTGAACGATAACTTGCTTCATGCTTGGCTCACCCTTCACACCATTGAATGGCAATTTGATGATTTGTTTTTCAACCCAGAAGAAGGTGTTGCTTGTGTTACCATCAGGTAGAATACGTAGACTAGCTGTTGTGCCTTCGTCCATATTCCAGTGGGGGTAAACTGAGTTGTCTGATTGTTGAGTAGAACCAGAATTTGATTTGTTTTCTTGAGCCGCGATTCGTGCTCTGATTTCTGCTAAAGATGCCATAATAAATTTCCTTATTTCATTGACTTGGAGTCTGTTTTAATATTCGCTGCTTCACCATGAAGCAACTAACATAAGAGCTAGTATAACATACTTTTTCTCTTGCGTCAATAGTATTTATCATAGATGTGGCAAACCGCATAATTAAATGCGGTTTTTTAACCCTTTATCTGCGATGATTCATTATCTCTTTGATACGATCTAATGGGTCAACACTTTCGTTTGTGCCGACCAAGTCACCTGGTTTAGCATAAGCATCTTTCGGACTAAACTGTCCTGCTGCTTTTTGTTCTGGATCTAGATCCTCTTCCATATTCTTCATACGCTTCATTTGCGCCTGTACTTCTGGCTTGTTCATTGTCTTTTCAAATTCATGTTGCGGGTCGTACCACTTGCCCGTCTTACGATCCTGTACTTTCTTAGGAGCATTGGGATCTTTTGGCATTGGGGTTGCTTCCGCCACACCTTCTTTGCCTTTACTAAGAATGGCATGCATACGCTTTGCAACTTCTTTGTCTGACGGCTTAGTACTTTTAACAGCGGGTTCTTCTGCCATCATTTTGTCTTCTATTTCGCTACCCATACTTGCACCGGACATAGCACCGCCCGGAGTCTTAGTCAACGCGGCGCCAGCCACACCACCCAATGCTGCTCCAGCCATACCTTCGTCAGTTTGTTTACCTTTGCTTAGAATGCTATGCATACGCTTTGCAATTTCTTGCTTAGAAGGCTTACTGCTAGTAGGTGCTGTCTCGGGACATTCACCAATGATGTTGTCTGCCCATTCTTCTAGTGCAACTGTTTCTGCCATATCAGTAGTTTCACTGATATTTTTGCTTAACTTGCTTAATATTGGCATCACCCCTTCAATGCGAGGGTCTAAGCTACTAGACATAAACATTTCGCTTAAGTCAACACTTTCTTCGTCTTCCATTAATGATGGTGTATAGCTTTCAAAGTAAGTGTTATAACCCTTCTTACCTGACATCTTGCCCAAGCATTCACGTAGTTTCTGATAGTGATTAACACCTTCAGCTACTAATTGTTGCGCTGATTCATTGAACTGCCCATTACGAGTAGCACGAACAAATCCAGCCATCTTTTTATATTCTTCGCACAAGCTACCGATATGGTTCCAACGCTCATCGTTAGCTTTGCCACCTTCTGCAATATGTCTTGCGAATACACGAGCTAGTCCAGGCTTGTCAGTTGGTGCTAATGCTCGTTCGCCAATAGAGTTTTCAATAAAAATTTTGTCAATTTGACGGAAGCGCTGTTCACCTTCTTCCATGTTACGCTTATGCTTGATAATCATCTTGGTTGTAGGAACATTGTCGCTATAGCTAGCTTTCTTGCCCTGAGCATGATAGCCTTCGTACATTTTCTCTTGACGCTTAGTGTGTTCTCTTTTTGCCATATCGTTTTCCAAATTATCTATATCAGCTAATTTAAAACTAAGTTGTTTCATCATAGCAAATCTCTTTAGTGTTCTAACTAGTTGTTCCCATGATTCGCTATCTGCTGAACCATTCTTAGGACTATTAGCCACCTTGTCGTCAAAATACACAATTAATTGATGTAACCCATCGACTGATACAAATACCTTACCGTAACTTTCTCCGTCTTTGGTAAAGTCAAATTCAAACACTTCTGCTTCTTCAGGCACAGGAACTGCCTTGCCATCGCTAGATTTGCTGATAACAGAGCGGCCGCCCCTGCTAAGTACTTTTTGTAATTCTGCCCTTAGGCTTTCTTGTTTTTTTGACATAATAAACTATTTATCACTTTAACGGTTAACCAAGTACCGCAAAGAAGGGTAATGGTGCTATGAATTCTTCATGGTCTCGCATATATGAGTCTAGGTTTGAGTGATACTCACTCAATTGCTGTAGAATACGTACTATTAACAAGCTAGCCATTACCAAGTCATCGGTGTCACCGATCTTAGCTGCAAAACTGCCGCCGGATGCAATGAAACTCTTAAGTTCTGTAATCAGACTATGACTGTTAATAGTCATTTTCTTAGACTCTACTAGTGTCTTGAACTTAGCACAGGCTGCTAATTTACTTTTGTTGGTAGTATTAAAGCCCTTACGCTTTTTACCGTTCTCACCCATGAATGACCCGGCGATATTACTCTCACCGTACTCAGCGATAGATACTAACGCAGCTTCTCCGATTGCATTTGTTTCTACTGAATAGTAGATGCTGTTTGGTTCATCAGTGCATTCAGCAATGTACTTACAAATCTGAACCAATAATTTTACTTGAGTAGGAATATCTGTTTTATTGTGCTTCCACTCACCAATCTGGGTAGTAGTGTTGGCTTCAAAGATTTGAATAGCAGCAGGATCACCACCTGTACCTAGACTAGGATCTAGTGCGATAGCATAGAGATTACCTTTAGTAGGGCGCTTATACCAGCGAACCTGCCCTTGACGGAAATTCGGCTCTACACCTTTCATATCAATCAGTGTGTTAGGATTAATCAATGTTTCATCAGCGATAATGAACTCACAACCAATCTCACGCCTAAATCGATCCTCACCCAATTGGGCTTGCATCTCTTTAGCCCATTGCTCATCTCGGCCGGGCTGTTCTGGCCAGTATGCACGATATGATTTGAATCCGTTAACGCCTAACTCTGTTGGGTTACCGTATTCATCTTCACACTTATTAGCGCCCTTCCAGATGTATGCAAATTGATCTTCGTCACTGTTAGGTGTGCTAGTGATAATAGCTTTACCACCAGTACTTAACGTAGGGGTGATAGCAGTCCAGAATTCTTTAGCGATACTTGGTCTAACGAATGCAAACTCATCAAGATATAGCAGCGTGATAGACATACCACGACCTGTATTTTCAGTAGTTGTAGCTGAAACAATACGACTACCATTTTCAAAGTCTAATGAACCTTTGTTGTATGTTGTCACACCTGCTTTAATGTGATCAGGGCAGTTCTCGTATGCATATCTGATACGCTGCATAATCTCTTGCGCGCCCGTATACTTGTGTGCTGCAATAAGAATAGTAGAGTCGGGCACAAACATGGCGTACCAAAGCAAGTACCCAGCAGCACTAGTTGACTTGCCTGACTGTCGTGGCATCAAACTGATAGAATAACGATACTTGTGATATGTTTCAATCAATCGTCTTTGATATTCCCATGGGTGATAAACCATGCTACCCTTGGTAGGGTGCTGAATCATAAAGAAGTTATCCATAAAGTATAGATAACCGTCATCAGGATCACAGCATTTAATGAAGTCGTTTAATTCAGTTTCGTCCTTAAACTTCGTCTTAACATACGGATTTTTAACTAACGTCGGGGCGTCACTGATTGGTGCGAAGGGTTTTGCCATAACGTATTTATTTGGATCTACTGACCCTGATTACTTTGTCCAGGGGCGACCTTCAGCGGGCGCTACTGTTCCGGGACTAGTGTATTTGTTGTATTGACGATATCCGGGTGTTCCGGTAGCTTGTCTCTTAGTCTTAGCTAAAGCTAGCTTGTCGTTTCTACGCTTTAATTTAGTAGCAGTAGTATTGCTGCCGTTACCTGATACTTCAGTTGATATTCCGTTAGCTGCCATATTATTTTCCCACCGGCTTTTCGCCTGTTAGATATGGTCTTGAAAACCATAATTGGAACCACTCGGGTGTACCGGGCTTTATATTGTGTTCCTTCATTAGCTGACCCTTTTCGCTTCCGGTCATGCTGATATTACTTTCCCCACCTATAGTCTGCGGAGTTACTCCGCTTAATCTCTTCAGGTCTTCTAAGGTAGTGTCAGTGTTTTCCTGACGTGTAGGAACGGTCTTGAGTTGTGCAAGACCGTTCTGTATTTTAGCTTGTTTCCATACATCAAAAGTCATCTAGTATTTATCAGATTTACTTGATATCAAGCGGACATTGCTTGTTAGTCATCATAACAAAGAATTTTTCTTTCATTGTAATTTTTTCATCATCTGGACCAGAGTTTTCAGGAGCAGCCGGTAAATTTATGTCAAATTCAATAGTGTTACAGACATCTACTTGAAATCCTGTTCTAGTAAGCAATGCATCCCATTGTTTTACACCCAGAACACTATAATGGTTGTTGTTATATTCGTGTCTACGCTCAGTGTCCGGCGCAGGAACTTCAACGTACATCTTCCCTTTTAGCTTCAACAAGCGATTGTATTCAGCTAGGGTGATGATAGGGTATGGGCTATGCTCTAATGAGTGTCTGGACCAGATAAAGTCTACGCTTTCGTCATAATACCCGTCAATTTGTGGAATAAAAGACATGTCGTAATTTTTTACGGTATGTCCTTTGTCGGTGCAGATTTTAGTATCACCTGGGCTTAGTGTTACTCCTACGCAGTTAGTATAACCACGTGCTTTCATTTCGTCTAGGAAGTAGCCTGGGCCGCAACCTACATCAAGAATTAATGCATCTTTTGCTAAGTTAAGCGGGTCAATATAAGTAGTGACCATTTGAGCGGTCAACTGTTGATGGAATGTAGCCTCTCCCTCATCATATAGATGAGCAGTGTAAAGCCATTCGTTGTAGAACTTAATCTTAAGTAAATCTAGGGTGTTGTTAATATCAATCATAAATCTACTTAGTCGTAGATTTACTCATGATTATTTTTTCTTCTTAGGCTTTTCGCCGTAACCACTGAAACCCATCATCGGGCTGTGCTTATGGGTATCTTCAGGCTCTGAACTCTTTCCGCGCTTAGCCATTTTGTGTGACTCACTTGGTATAGTCTTTAATGCTGATTGAATCATGTTATGTTCCTCGTCAGTGTATGGATGATAGCTATTAAATTTTTCAACCGGGCTAGCAACGTCCATTTTAACTGCTTTGGTATTCTTACCATCTGACATTGCCATAGCCATACCCAAGCGGTTCATATGATAAACCCTATCATATCCACCCACATCTCGTGCAATTGTGCTGCCACCAGTAGATGATGCATTTTCATGGTCCGGGTGCATTTTGCCTCTAGGAGGTCCGCCCTCAGTGATGAATTCGTGTGCTCTCATTATTATCTGTCCGCTTGGTAAGAAAATAAATGCAATACTTCTGCATTTATGATAGGAGAAACCATCAGTCTAAGATTCCCGTAGGCTATGTCAACGTTATATCTAGTAACGGCGTTTCCTACGAACACGGTACCGTAAATAGTATGCTGTGCCCTAATACCATCATTACGCTTAGTAACTGTAATGGTAGCTGTTTGACTATCGTTATTCTCTATCACTTTTGACGTGACTTGAAAACGAACAGTACTGAATGTGCCCTGTGGTAATTCATAGATAACCTGATTAGCAGTGTTATCCATAGTGGTTACGTTAGCTGAGTTAATAGAGATACCACCGTTAAGGCCGATGCCACCGTTAACTGCAATATTACCAGTACTAGTAACGTTACCGATAGCAATCAAGTCGCCAGTAGCAAAGATATTGCCAACTTGTAAGTCGGCTGCAACAAAGCGATTGGCATTTTGATAAAAGCTCAATACATCGAAACTCTCGCTGATACCAATATTACCGACGTGCAGTGAATCATGCTTCCCCAACCAAACGTTAGCGATCCTTAAAGAATCACTACCTATTTCAACCGTGTTAGATGTTATTGGAATGATGTTAGCATCGATTTTGACTTGATTGTTTTCTACATCTAGCACTAAGTTAGCTATACCACCACTAAAACCCGCATTATTGAATTGTAATGCACCGTTGGGGCCGCCTTGATTTAGTAAAGGGATGCTAGCAAAATTATTGTTAATTTTATCAAACGCAACACGTAATGGATCACCCGTGCCGTCATTGGGCAATTGTCCAATATCAATTATTTCGATTAAGTGTGAAGCTGTTGCCATGTAAATGTCCCGATTATACTATATTTATCGTTGCTGTTCCCGTTTTAATATTGTATAATTACCCATTAGTCATAAATATATGCATATTAAAGGAGCATTTATGCATAAATTTTTAGCAATACTACTACTCACCGTGTCAACTAGTTCATTTTCATGGACTCAACGGGCACCCAATCCAGTGGCTCAGTGTCAGGTACACGCACCCTACGGATTCCCGCAATCAGCTGGTGTAAGCCCAATCTGCCGACAAGCATACCTAGTAGGATATGATGCAGCAGCAAAACTACCTAAATTCGTAACATATGAACTATTACCGCAGAACGCATTGGGTTGTGTTGCTCGTACTAATGCTTTTGCACCTGATCAATCAGTCCCGGGTGGCGCACGACCTGATGACTATGCGGCAGCAGGGTACGATAAAGGTCATATGAGTCCAGATGGTGACTTGTCTTGGGATACCCAAGTTGAATATGAATCATTTTTAATGACCAATATGAGTCCACAAGCCCCGTCATTGAATCGCGGTATCTGGAAATTGTTAGAAACTAGTGTACGCGGCTGGGCTGTTCAACATAACCAAAGCTATACAGTTTACGTTGGTGCGGTATATAATCAGCAAGATAAGAAGATCGGCACCGGCGTCGTTGTTCCTCATGGTTTTTACAAGATTGTTATTAATAATCAAACCAATGAGGTAGCCGGATGGGCATTTCCGCACGTTGCACCGTATCCTAATTTAGGTAATGACTTGACGAAGTTTCGTTTGCCGATCGCACAGATTGAACAAGCTGCTGGCGTTAAGTTTGCTTACCCTAAAAATGCAAAAGAATTGCAACCAGGCAAAGAATGGTCAGTTGACTTTGGTGCACTGACTAATGCGAAGCGCGCCAAGTGCGGAGCAGGCGCGTCAGACGATTAATTATTTACCGGCGTTCTCAAATATGATTTTTTGAGCGTTATACCATTCGATCCAGCTGTCTATCTTAACTGCACATTCGTAATACGTAGTATAGTTAACCGTGACAGTCTTGGTGATAGCACTCAATGTAGTGGTGTTGCCCTCAATTGAATTTAGTTGGGGGCATTTTTCCGTTATCAGTACCGGTACTTGTGGGAATTTAGCAGCAATGGGCACAGGAGTAGCACACCCTACTAGTACTAGAGACAGTGCAAGTAGTAAGACTATGTATTTCATTTGATATCCTTTGATCTTGGATCAGCCGCGGCATCATTATGTGCCTTTATCACTACGTCAGGGATAGGACATGCTGCGTCATACTTAGTCACTTCACGGTCAATATATTTTACAATATCATCTCCGCGAGTCCTAACTAATTCTAGTTGTTTGACAACCTTAGTGACAATCTTTACATTTTCAGTAGCAGATTGCGCTTCTGCATTTGCTAACTTAGCTTCAACTTCTGCTACTTTAAGTTTCCACTTTTGTTCGTTAGCAACACCACCTTCTAAATACACACCTAGTGATAGAATCAACACACTACAAATTTGAATAGGTAGCTTATATGCATTGACGAATGGAATGAAAGTCAATACAAATCCTGCAAGTGTACCTAAGATACCGACAACAAGAATCAAGTGTAGCGCAAAGTCAGGGAGAATTGATAGTATGAACATAAAAGTATTTATTCATTGAAATAAGGGTCATCTACTAACCACTTATAGTAGTGATAGAACCCCTCGTCTACATCTACTTTGGGATTGAATCCAAAGTCTTTCCTAGCTGCATCGATGTTTAATGCTCCTCTACTAGGAAAGTCTGCGTCTTTATCACGAACGTTAATAGTGCCTTTACCTGCAAACTGTATAGCTAGTTTAGCTGCATCTAGTAGGGTGCGACTGTGGCTTTTAGTGATGTTATACGTTTTATTTTCTGTGTTCTTGCTTAATGCCGCCGCAACTATGCCGTCTGCTGCATCTTCTACATAAGTGAAGTCGAGTGTTTCATTTGCTCCATTCACATTTAGGGTGCCACCGCGGATCGCGGTAAGCATGAACTTTGCAATTACACGATCCTCAACGTCAAGTGGACCATACACTGCACTTGGGCGAATGATAGTGTGAACAAGATTATCTCTGCGGGAGTAATCTTTAACAAGCCACTCACCGGCTAGTTTCATAATGCCATACTGACCCTGAGGCTTGCATACTGCATCTTCTGTTACATCATCAGTGAAGTCACCATAGACCATTGAGCTACTGATATACACAAACTTTCGCACATCGTAATTCTTGCTAGCTTCCAGCAAGTTGAGCAACCCTTCACTCATGACACGACTCCCCCATGCAGGATTCGCGTTAACTACTTTTTGTCTTGGGAAGCTAGCCATGTGAATTACAATCTCTGGCTGCTCAATGTTGAACACGGTATTAACTTTATCAGCATCACAAATGTCATGATTGTAGTAACCACTCAAATCAATTTTCTTTGAACGTTCCTCAATAAGATAGTCAATCTCAGCTTGCGGAATAATGCCATAGTTGGTTTGTGTATCCATGATAGATACAATATGTCCTTGATCCTGCAATCGCTTGACTACATTGTGTCCAATGAGTCCTAGACCACCTGTTACTAGTATGTTCATTTAAATTTCAATTCAAAATATGTCAGTTGCTTTGGCGTAAGATACGCCCTAATTTCATAGCGATGACCATAGGTAAGATGATCTAATCTTCTGTGCCAACTAGCTACTGGTTTAGAGTTTTTCATTATCCACTTGCCAGCAGCACTATGTTCCCACTGAGAGATAGGGTCTGCTGCATACAGATCAGGATCTTCTGAATCACCCACACGAAATTCATGTACGACATGGGTGATTACCTTATCTACTAAATCGATCATACAGCCATTTTTGCTTTAATAGAATCCATTGACTTGTAATCTAGCAAGGCAATATCATTCATTGTGAATTTTTCAATATCACGAATCTCGGAATTCAACCACAAGTCGGGTGCTTCTAATGGCGTGCGAGATAATTGTTCGTTAACCTGCTCAACATGATCTTTATAGATA